TGAGGAGGAACATGCCAGTTCCGGGATCCTTCGCGTCAGTGTTGTTGAGGGTGTCGAACAAGTCAGCAGTTGCCCCGAGGATCTGGACCCCGATCGATGTATCTGATACGTCTACGATGTTCAATACTGCTCCAGCCGGGGATATGAGTGCTCCCTCATAGAATAGTTGGCAAGGAAACTTCATGTATGGCACATACGAACCTGAGCCAACTACAAAACTGAATTGGAATGCTTGCTCGTTATGGGTCGTCCTGGGCAGACTGATACGCTGGGAGTATGAGGCATTCCTGTCCTTCAGCTCCGCCAGATTGTTGATCTGATAATTCATCGCAGGAGCATCCAGCGGGAGGTCCAGTGACCAGACCTCGCCGTCAATGCCTTTCATGAGTAGTTCGTAGTTCATATTACCACTGAGTTTGTTCGTCAATAAGCTGGAACTCGTAGCTAACAGTGTTCCGTGGGGCCTTAGTGTCCCAAGTCAGATCAGTATCATCTACGAGGACTCGTTGCCATACTCCAAGTTGATAGCTGTAAACCTGGACCAAAGGCGAGAGAGCAATTCCTTTGAGCAAGTTGAAGTCGTTCTCATCAAGCTGTTCTGCTCCGGCTTGAACTATGTTCTTAAACTCCGGAGCTAACTCGCCTCTCGTCTGTGAGGCATAGGGGTCTCTGGAATTCGCTAATACGTATTGGTCTCCCCGGTCAACCTCCTGCGTATACTTCTTGTGTTGCTCAAACATGTAAGTGTCCCATCCGCCTTTCTGGTTTATCCAACGAATGTAGAATGGGTTGCAAGGTACCTCTGTATCGACGTAACGTATATGCCATTTGTCGGAGTTCAAGGGCAAATTGCGATTTCTGACAATAACGTAGTCAGCACCATCTGTCAATTCTTCATCGAACTCGAGGACAAACGGGATGTTAATCCTGGGGGAGATCTCCGCTTTCTCTAAGTATGTATTCCCCGTATACATAACATTCACTTCCATGGCTGATTGCATGTTTACTGATACCGACCCATTAGCAAACAGGGTTAGGAAGTTAGGGTATCCAAAATACTTCTTAACATATAGTTGTCCGTCCCCGTCAGGAACCCGGTCCGTCAACACAAATCCTACGGGCCTTTTGGAGAAGTTAGCGCTGTAGCCTCGGGGACAAACTCCCCGGGAGGCATACCGGACATTGAAGTTTTGTTCGCCGATTCCCCTGTATGCGTATGCCGATATGAGGTTATAGTCAATGCCAAAACGTATGTGCGAGTTAACATACGGGTATGTTCTGTTACGATCCCGGAATCCAGCTTTAGCCAAGAAACTGAGGTCGTATTTCTTCACCGTCCCGAATCCCGAGTCTCTGTGGATGTCGACGCTTTCAGTTAGTGAGTTCGCTGCTTTAACTGGACTGGGACTATAGGGGACAAAGTTCTGGCCGTATGCCAAACTCATACCTGTGAGAGTAACCTTCACTCCAGCTGTTGCTCCTTCAACACCTGCAAAAATGACAAGTATAACGCAGGGGGATACTACTGTAACACTGGTCGGTACCTGAACCTTCCACGTCATGTTGGCACCAAGTGATATCTTTGTATTAGCAAGCCCAGCGACAGGATCACCCGAATTGGTTGCTTGGTACAAACCAACGGTGAGTGAAGTGGCACCCACTCCAGCCCCGTGAGAAGCCCTAAAAGCATACCATTCCCCGGGTATCGCCTTTCTACGGATAATAAACCTCGCAAAATAGTTGTTACTACTACCTCCACTGTTATCAATTACTTCGACATTCTCATTGTCTATAATGTTCAACGAGATCATGTTGGCCTCATCAAAGTTCTGAGTCTTGATCTCAAGACCGGATGTTAAGTTGTCAGTCTCGACTGGTATTTGCGAATATGCTGAGTATAAAGAAGTCTCAGCCGGTTGATTGGTAATTGCCATATCGCGTTATATTATATATCCGTGGTCCATATTGTTGTCGGGGGTGAATGTCTCTTCAATGAGGACCTCCATTGCCCGGTCTAAGTGCTGAGCCAGGTACTCCTCGAAGTTGTCCGCAGGAGTGTCAACCAAGTCAACGTAAATGTGATTGCGGTAAAGCTCTGAGCCTTCTCGTTTTATCTTCCATGCAGTGGCATTTCCGAATCGGACCAGGTCCTTTGGGTCCGAGAAGGTGATGCCTTTGAGCTTTGCCCACTCCATGATGATCTGACCCAAATTGGCAGGGATCTTGCCAGGACCTCGTCCCCGGATGAGAGTGTAGAAGTAGTTCGGGGCTTCGATTGTCCCCCAAACTGTTTCACCTTCCCGTCCCGTCTGGACCGTTATCTGAGCATAGGTTCTGCCCGAAGCTTCCTGCCCGGCGTCCTGTGATGCCCGGATGATCTCGTCCCTCATCTGAGTGAGACCCTCAGCCAATATCTGTTCCAGTCCTACCGCCATTTGTTTCGAGGTTTGCGAGCATTGGCTTTCTGCTGAGCCTTACGCTCCAGTTCCTTGTTCAATCGCTCACGGAAGAGGTGACTCTGCAAGTTGGTGAAAAGGAGGTTGTATACCTTTCCGTATTTCCACTCCAGGATCTCGTCCGGGTCCTTCGAGTAGTCCTTGGCCAGTGCAGTGATGGTAGCCATCTCGCCAACCAACAAAGAAAACTGAGCAATACCGGCTGCCTTCTCCTCGGCACTGGGCTCATACTTGAGCTCAGTCTGTTCTCGCTCGATCCAGTATTTAATGCCCAGAAGAACCTCATACCAGTACTCGACAATTTCGGGGGTGTTCCTGAGACTCCATTTGACGCCGAGACATTGCATGCCTTCCTTCATCTTGTCAATGCCGGTCAGTTCCTTGTCAGTGATGATCCGGCCAAGCTCTATGCGTTGGCCGAACGTCATCTGACCGCCTTTTATGTCGATCCGCTGGATCATACCATTGTATAAATATCACGGAAGGTCCAGACGTCTGGGAACTCTCCCTCAGGTTTTACCTTGATTGTAGTTACAATTAAGTCTTCTGTGTCCGGGAATGTATACTCTTTGAGCTTCCATTTTCCCCCTGCATATGCTGGGATTAGGGGTCTTCCGCATAATATGCTTCCATCCGGGTACAATGCCGTGACCAGGTTAGTCGGAACAGTGTTAGTGCTTATAGATTCGGTGCCTACAGACTTGTCGACGGGTTTTGATTCAGTATTCTCAAAGGTTATCGTAATTCCCCGCATATTAAATCCTTCGTGGATGATGTCTACCAGCCTGACAGGTTTAGGCTCGGGTGGAGCAGGAGGAATGGGCTTATACGCATCGAGACACCATTCTTGCGTTACAGTTAGCTCCAGTCCTACGCTGACCTCGTTGGCATCGAACCGAGGAGACGGATACATAATTCTAATGGTGCTGAATATTTCTGGATGTCTGAGACCTAATTCCGAAGTCTTCAAGAAATACAGGAAAGGCCGGACCATCTGCTCCTCGATTTGGTTCTTTAACTCCAGTCGTCCGATGGTGGGCGAGTTCTGGCTGAACTTCGTGTCGCCTTTGTAGGCATCGTTGGCCATCGGCTCGAACTTGCAGAAGTATATCTGCATGATGGTCCTTTGCTTCTGGTGCCCTCTGTAAGGAATATCATAGTAGCCAGTGGTGGGCTCCTCAACATATACAAAGTCAGACGATACCCGATTGCCGTCCGAGTCTGTTACGAATCTTTTCATCGTGTCCACTTTGACGTTCAGCATCCGAGCCTGGTCACACTCAAAGACGGCCAGAGGATTGACCATCTTGACTATGTCGCGGATGAGGGTTATGATGTCCAGTATCATCGTTTTGTGGGGATTATTATTTTGGCGGACTTCATGCCAGTCGCCTTCGGCTTTATCTCAAATATCATTCGCATGATGAGCATGTCCAGGAAGTCCGGAGATCTGCCGAGTAGCTGCTTCATGGTGTCCTTGGAGATGAGCTCTCGCTTCTGCTCAGCGGAGTTCGTGTTCTTGGACTTGAGGACAGTCATCTCCTGCTTGATCTTCTCCTGAACTTCGGGAGAGCAGATGATGTGGATCTGGCGCTTGTTGATGAGCTCAGCCAACTTGAATGCGCACTCCGACTTGATGTTGTTGTACGTCTTGGAGTCAATGGCTGATTGTCCTCCGTGGAACTCCCGAATGCCTTTTAGGTAGCTCTCCAAGTAGAACCCAAGTCCGTCAGCGTCAGAGACGATGCTGGACCGGGGGACTTTCAGACCAGTGGCCAATTTAGCGATCTTCTCCTCCATCTCCTTGCCTTCCGAGAAGCCTTTGGCAATGGGGATCCGACAGACCATGCCGTCCCAGGTTCCAACCACCCAACTGTCTCGTCCTTTCCCGGCAAGGTCAGTGCTAATGAACCGATTGCCCGTCGGGAGTACGAACTCATTGCTGAACATGTCGCACACTGCATCATAGTCGACCAGCCAATTCGGGTCATCGTCATACTCCCAGTTGCCAAAGACCAGTCGCTCGATCTGCGACTGGGTCAGGTTCCGGAGAAGCCCTTCGATATACGTGTCTGGGAGAGTCTTGTTGTCCTGGGGCAGAGCTTTGACGAACCGACGCCAAGGAGGCAGCTTGTTCTCCTTCCATGGCTTGTAGTAGTCCGTGTAGAGGAAATTGTTGGACGGGTTGCAGGTGATGAGGAGTTTGGGAGCCAGCTTGTAGACGTCATTCTTCCATCGACCGATGGAAGCCTGGAGGTTGGTCTTCGCCTCGCGGATAAACTCTCCGCCCTCTTCGATCCATCCCCGAGTCATCTGCATGGAACCGAACCTCTCATACATGGGGTCACTGGGGTTATACTTGGCATCGATCAGGTAGATGCGGCTTTTGTTGTACAACTCGAAGAAGTTGTATTGGCCATTAAAGTGGTAGTAGTTCTCCGTGATGCCCCAGTGGGTAAATACCTCGTAGATGGAGGGGATTGTGTACCGGACCAGGTCGGCAGCCGTCTTACGCGCAATAAAATAAAATGTCTCCGGGTAGGTGAGGGCATCGCCGGCTATCAAAGAACACCCGAGGTAGGATTTGCCAGCACCTTTCGTGCCAGCATACAGAATGTCAGTGACTGAGTCATCAAGCCATAACCGAGCCACTTCCTTCTGCTTCTCGTTGCCTTTGGTGTCAAATTGAAGCCGGCGTCCCATTTTATTTTACCTCCATTCCTGTTATCTGTTCGAGAGTAATGCCTCCCGTCAGGTTGACATTGGTCTTGCGTCCTTGAAGTACCTGGATAAGGCTGGCAGCGTACTTACCAACCAGTGCTCCCTCAATTTGCTGGGAATTGATGGCGTCCTCGATGGTGCCACCAATTGCAGCTGCTACCGGGTCTCCCGTGAGCTCCTCGTACTCAACAGGATTGATGCCAGCAAACAGCCTAAATGATTCGATGGTCATCGGGCGGGAAATGTAGACGCTACAGTCTTCGCCATTCTTATTCTTGTGAGCCTGGGAGAAATAGTTATCCTGCATGAATTTGCAGTACTCGATGAATGCAAAATAAAGCTCCTCCGCATCGGTGGGCTTTACAAATTCTCCAGCGTCTCGCCTTTTCTGTCCCTCCTCCATATAGGCGAGCGGACTCATTTTATATGTGCTTCGTGCCATGCCTCAAATATAATCAAACCTTATACAAATTAAAAATTTATTTCTGCACAACAATCCCCGGAGCGTTTGGCCCCGGGGATCTTTAATTTATTCGCTTACGCGAATGAGGGTCACACCGAACCACAGGAACTTGACCGAAATACCGTTCGGCCAAATCATACCTTCGTGGACCGTGGCGATGGAAGGGGTCCAATTACAGTACTTGGTATTAACCTCCGAGTATAAAGCCCAGTTCTTCCCGAGCTGCTTAAAGTGTTTTGCTTTCATTTCTAAAAATTTTTAATTTCGCGCAGGCGAGTGCCATCCAGTATTTGTGGGTCGAGAGAAGGCCCAATTTGGCACCAGTTCTACTGACTCTGTCAGTTCTACTGACTCTGTCAGTTCTACTGACTCTGT